CTATTTAAAGCAACTTCTAAATCTGCCTCAGAAAGAGTTTCATCCCTAAGAGTTGGCTGATAAACATCTGGTCTATTGTCTATAACTTCTTGTCTAATATGATCTGGTAGCATTGACAATGTTAAAAATTTAGCCTCAGGATCAGATGGTTCAGTTATAACTTTTCCTTGTACATTTGGAGATGGCAAGCCTCTATTTAAAAAGTTTTGAGCATTTTGATTCATAACCTTAGCCGATTCATCTAAAGCTCTAATATCTTCGTCTTGCTCTGCTTCTTTTGTAAGTTTTTTAGACTTATCACCACCTATGATATTACCTGTACTACTCACAGTACCACCAATAAGACCAGCTGCAGCAGCTACTTCTTTGTACTCGTTTATTGCCTCTTCACTTGTAATAGACTTTCCTGCTTGATATCTTTCTATTACCTGTTGGCCTACTTCTGTAGGAACTTCTGTAACAACACCTTTAGCTGCTCCAAATGCGCCACGCTTGCCTATTTCTTTTATTCCTGATTTTAAACCTTTAGTAAATATTCCTCCACCAGATAAAGCCTTACCTGTAAACCCACTAACTAAAAATCTATCTGCGATAAGATCTAATGCTGCTTGTGGCAAAGAATATAAAAAGGCAGCGCCTTCGTCTATTTCTATTCTGTTACCAAGTCTTATTTCTTCTTTTTGCGCTTCTCTATTTCCACCAAAAAACATAGGAATATTAGCAGTTAAACCACCAACTATACTTCCTATAACGCCTCCAGCAGCAGTTCCTAGACCCGGCACAATGGCCGTTCCTATCGCTGCACCTGTTTTACCACCTACATAAGAACCAGCTAATGTGCTTCCTAACTGCGGAACTTGTTCTCCTAAAGTAGAAGCTGCCCAATCAAAAAAACTTCCTGTATCTTTTATATCATCTAATCTTTTTGCTGATTCTGCATCTTCCTCTAATTCTTTTTGATTAGTTTCTATTACCTCTGCGCCATAACTTTTTAAAGCGTCAATGCCTGTAGTCTTGCCTATTCCCTCTAAAGCAGAGCCATACATAAGTTGTAAGTTGTCTATACCTCTTGCAATACCTTTGGTAAAAAGATTGCCATCATCACCCGGAATATCTGTAGGAATGGCCTGTTTACCCAAAAGAGCCATATATTGCTGTATTTCAAGAGCTTCTTCTTCTGTTGGAGACTCACCCTCTATTTCATGAGAAATTATGTCGCCAGTTAAAGGATTAGTGGCATCAAAGAAACCCATTTAAGCACCTGATGCTTTAGATACAGTATTTTTTCGTGTATTTGAGTCCACTATATAAGGCTTAAAACCTGCTAAATTTGATAAATTATCTCTCAAATTATTTAATTTTCTAATTTGCGCCTTTAATCTTTTGTGACCTTCTGTATCAGCAGGTGACTCAACTAATGCTTTTTGTAAATTTTCTTCTGTTTTTTGAAGATCACTATCAACAGCTGACATTCTTGCTAAAATATCTTTTGTGCCAAAGGTACTAGCTTTACCTTTTAATTTAGCTCTAGCATTTAATAGATCTATTACACCTTCATTGTATCTTTCTTGAGAGTCTCTGTACGCTTGAAGGCCAACTCCAGCCCCCTCACCTACAGCACCGCCTAATGTGGGCTTGTCAGACGCCATAATAGACAATCCCGCTTGAGCTATAGCAAGCCATTTATCTTGATTTCTATTCTTTTTTAAATCCTCTTGCATAGCAACTAACTGTTCTTCTAATGTAGGCAATGTTTCTTTTTGAGTATCTGTAGGTTGTTTTTTTGGTTTTGTTAAATCTTTTGGATCTGGTAAATCTTCATCTTTTATTTCACTTATTCCCTCAGCTACCCCGCCTTCTAAATCTAAAGCCTGATCTGCATCAGTTGTGCCTGTGCTATCTCCCGATATAAGTTTCTTTATTTTATCCAGCTCTGATTCTTTCTCAGGAGGAAACTCGCCTCTTTCTTCAGCTTCTATGTTTTGTTCCTTTAAATCACGCCTTTCTTGAAGAAATTTTTTTGTTGTAGGACCAGCTACATATTCATCTATAAGATCCAAAAATCCTTTTTCTTTACCACCAAATCTTTTACCAAGAACATAATCTTTAAAAAAACCTGATTCATCATCTTTTTTATCATCCGTTTTATTATCCGTTTTATCATCTTTTATACTACGCTCACCTTTATAACCATAGATTGAATCATGCACAGCTGCGTCTTTATCAGACTTTGTAAGGGTGCTTGCCATCGCTGACATAAGCCCAACTTCACCCGATTCTTTTCCATAATTTTTTGGTGCTCCACTTAATATTTTTTTTACACCAGATACATAATCAGTATCTAAAGGATCACCTTTAAATCCCTCTGTGCCCCGTATTCCTTGATTATATGCTAATAAAGCCAAGTCTCTGCTTCCTAGTTTTTTCTCTGCTTCGTCTAAATAGCTTTTTACAAATGGCTCTGTTTTTTCGCCACTCATAAGAATACTATTTATTTTTTCTTTATTATCAGCATATGCTTGCTCCGCTGTTTCGTATTTCTTGCCTTTACCTATTTGAGCTGATATCTCAGGAAACAATTCCAACATACCGTATCCCGGCATCAAAGCTGTAGTTGGCATAATTTGGTATGGGCCAACTTCTCCTGAGCTGCCCATCAAATTCTTACCAAAACCAGATTCTTGGCCATATATTCCATACAACTCAGGTGTTGATGGAAAATAAGTTCCTTGTTGTGCTCTTATTACCCCGCCTTCATTAAACGGTATAGCCATTGCCGGTCTAGCAAATCCCTTGCCGCCCCGTCTTGATGGCCGATATAATTGAGAGTCGTCAAACGAAGGGCGGTGGAGTCTATCATTAGGCATTGGAAGATAAGGCATTGGATCATAAGGCATTGGATTGCCTAATTCAAGATTATCATAAAAATCTGACATATTGTTATTATTATCTAAATCAATATTAAATTTACTTTCTGCCTCTGTTTCTATTTCTTCTAAATAAGGATTTATTGCTTGACTCATGCTATCTCTTATTTCGTTTCCAAATTGCATTAAGCCTCCAGAGGCCATTCCTACAGGAGCTTGAGGTGCTACAAGTGAACTTTCACTTCTAGGAGCCATAGCTTGAGCCATTCCAGATATACCAGATGCAGGAACACCGCCACTTGCAACCGCATCCTCTGCAACTGTGCTAGGATCTTGAGCTTGTGCTGCATTATAATCAGCTTCTACTCTTTTTCTTCTGTTTATCTCTGACAACACAAGATACTGAGGCGCACTACCCGATGGCCTTTGCATTTCATTAATTAATTGATCTTGTGAAAAATTTTTTAAATTATCTTGTATTTGTAATATATTCATTATCCTTGTAACCCTCTGTATAAGCCTAATCCAGCTATACCAGTGCCTAAAGCCTCTTGTATAGGATTATATGTTTGAAATTTAGAAGTCTCAGTAGATGGCTGAACGGGTATTCCTCTAAGTATAGAAGAAAGAAATGTAAGACTTTCTCTAGGATAATCTCTTTGCCTTACAAAATCTTCATAATCTAAGTCTAGACCTGCTTGTTCTCTGGCTTGTAAGTCTTTACCTACTTTTTCTAACAACTCAGCAGCTTGAACATCGCCCTTTCTTGCCAAGTCTCCTAATTGAGCTAGTTGATTAGCTTGTGATGTTAAGCTTTCTCCAGCACTAATACCTAGTCTTTCTGCTGACTCTCTAGCCGCTCTGTCTCTTTCAAACTGTTGCTGTGCTTGTTCAAAGGCTTGTTGCTGTCCTGTAGCTTGTATATCTCCTAATTGCCTTGATAAAGCCTCACCTGCTAGTGCATCTTGCACAGCAGCTCTACTGCCGCCAAACGCACCTGCTTGCACTGCTGCGGCACCTCTTTGAGATCCGGCTCTCTGAGCGTCAAGAATAGCCTGTGCTTTTTGTACATCAACAACATTCTGCATGTACGGTGACATGTATTGTTGAGCAGCGTCATTATTAAACATACCAGCTTGATAACCCAGACCTTGCAAAGCTCTTCCCATACCCGCTTGCACACCTGCCTGTGCTGTTGGGAGCCCGGCAATACCTGTTCCTGCAATATCCCTAACTTTAGCTCTTGATGTCTGCAAATCAGCAGCTTCATCTGCTAATCTTTGACCTTCATATGGTGTATAATCTCTTTTGGACTCTGACTCAGCCCTTTTAATCATGTCAATGGCATAAGGCTCAAAATATTTAGGTAAACTACTTTGAACTATATTTTGTTCTGTTGGTACTTGTTGCCTAGATCTACCTTTACCCATTATCTATCTCCATTCTGTAAGCTATATACTCAGGTTCCCATTTATATTTTTTTAAAACTTTCATCCACGCCTTCCTACCGTATCCCTCAAGATGGTCACAGCCACAATCTTTAGCAAAATTAGATAACTTTTCCATAACAACAGGAAGCCATTCATTCATTCTTCTTCCGCCAACCCAATCCATAGCCATTGCTTTCCTGCTTGGGTACTCTATTAATCTAGTTGTTATTGCTGCAATCACTTTTTCATCACTCTCATTATCTATAACTAACCAAAGATTATATAAACCTTTTGTTAAATCTTCATAAATATCATCAATATGATATTTTCCTTTACTTGTTTGTATCGCCTTATTAAGCATGTCACTTACATCAGGCCATACTATGTTTACCGCCTCACGAGGCACTGCTGTGCAAATCATGCAGGTAACATCATCTCGTCTGGTATATCTGGCGGCTGTGTTTTTCCTCCTGTTCTAAGTTCTCTTACTCTACCCATCATATCTTCTAACTTATCTGCACCAGCATCAGACGACCCATTACCTAACCCGCTAACTACATCAGCGGGAACAACGAACTCGCCATCACTTAATAATACATCTTGATCCGCATCTGTCATTGATGCTGGTATCATGTCATCCATTCCGTCACCAGCGCCTTCTACCATGCCTTCTGCGTCTCCAGTATTATCATCAAATTGACCTGACTGAACCTTCTCAACAAGATCTCTTAGTGCCTCTTCTCCAAATCTAGCTAAAAACTGACCTAATATTAACTCAGAGCCTTCTCCCGTGCCTTTTATAGCCTCTACAGCACTATTTATTAACTCTTTGTCATTCATTTGCCCCATAGCTTCTTCTGAGCCACCCATGTTTACTAATCCGCCTTCTTGGAAGTTTCTTTGAAAACCGTAATCAAACTCTCCGCTAAATCCCGGTCTATAAGAACTAGGTCTTTTATTTACCATAGAACTTATAGGCATTCCTCTAGGAGCAACAAAGTCATCTTCTTCTTTTTTTGGTGCTGGTGGTAATGCAAAAGAGGCACCTATACCTGCACCGATTGGTCCCATTCCTGAAAAATTAGCTAAATCAAAATTAGGATTCATTAAACTAGGGCTTGTCATGCCAGACGTTAAATTTTGAGCGGCATTTACACCTGTTGTGCCTCCTTGCATAGTCATAGCTGGAGGTAAAGTTTGAGTACCACCAGCATATGGAGTTGCTAAAACTTTAGGATCCGCTTTCCCTAACTGGCCACCTATACCAGCGCCTATACCGCCTAATGCAGCCGCTTCCAATGCGTCTTCTGTAGTACCGCCTTGTATTAAAGAACCTATGCCACTACCTAAAGCACTAGCTAATATAGCATTCATTCCTATTGACGGTGCTATTGCAGAGGCTGCATATCCTAATATTGCTGGTAACATATTACTCTCCTACTGCTTCCATTCTTTTTATAAGTCTTTCTGCTCTGTTTGTAACCTGTGAATACCATTTGCTTGCTTTCATTTCTTTTGCTGCGGTTTTCCAATTACTTTTTTCTATACTTGTTTTGAGTTTACGAAATTTACTCATTCTTGTGAACCCCATATTAAACATCATATTGCATAAAATATGTTGAACTTCTTCAGGTAAAGAATCAAAATCAGATGTCCATCTCTTACAATCGGCCATACACATGTTCATATCTTGTGCAAAAACAGTATTTACTCTTCTTCTAGATACTGGTGTGTCTAAAGGCATATTATGTTCTGGATCTGACTTTTTAACCAAATGGCCAATTCCAAAAGTTTTATAACCGAGGTGGTCGTTGTACAAATTTAGTACACAGCCTTCATCTGCAGCTATTTCTTCTCTTAAAATATCAATGTTCATTTTGTTAACCCTTTCTGCTTTTCATATGTCCTGAGTCCTCCGATTCCGAGCATGCCGCCGAGGACCGTTAAAAGTGTACCCATGTCAAATTCTGGAAGCTCTGGCAATTCTGCTCCTGCAAAGGTTGCACCAAATATTATTAAATCTTTAAGTATAAAATGATAGGCAAAAGCAATCGCACAGACCCACCCAACTGCGGGGCGCCATCCGCCCTTAAACACGGAGCCAGAAGCTGCTTCTGCTTTGTTTATTTCTAACTGACCAAGTAACGCCTCTTGAGCATGTTTTTCAGACATGGTGGCTATCTCGTGAGCCAACTTGGCTTTTTGGTCTTTGTCCTCTATAAACTTATCTAAGAGTCCTGTGACTGGCCCTATTAACGCTTGGAGCATACACATTCCTTTCTTTTAAATCTATTATCTATCCATATTTTCCCATAATATAAAATAAATAACCAAAAAGTAAAAAGAATTCCTTCTAAATAAGACAAAGAATTCCATATATTCAATACTTCACTTTCCATTGTTATAACCTCATTAGTTTATTAACACTTCCATCTTTTTCTAGCCTGTCTTAAACGGCTATTAGGATTTTTTGCAGCTTTAGGAAACTTTTTCATTTGCCCTGCAGATCTTGCACAAAATGATTTTCTTCTTTTTGCCGCTTTACTGCCTTTTTTTACTTTACCTGTAACAGCAGTTTTAAGTTTACTGCCCGGATTATCTCTACGGTATTTAGCAACTCCTTTAGCTGTCATACCAGCACCAGATTTAGTTGGTCTCTTATGACCACCCCCAATAGTATGACCTTTCATGCTACCCTTTTTTTCTGGCATTGGCTTTCCTTTTCCTTCCCGAAGCCGTAACAGACCATTTAACTTTTTTTGGTCCTGTTTTTTTTCTTGCTTCTGCTTTTGTTATTCTGCTTGCAACAGCTTTAGGTCTACAAGCAGGATAAGGTCTTGATTTTTTGTCTTTACCTGATCTTCCGCACTTCTTTCCTGTTTTGACATCACGCCAATCTTCTTTAAACCACTTAGTTAATCCTCCTTTTGGTTTAGCCATTAATATGTACCACCACGCTTTTTATAAGTTTTAACTAACCAAGCGTTTGCATACGCAGAAGGATATACTTTAAATTTCTTTTTTGCCTCTGACTTAACTCTTGAATATAGTGCAGGATTTTTTGGTTTTGATGATCCGCCAGTTTTTTTCTTTTTTGTTGTAGCCATATTTATATTTCCTATAAGTTAACATTAACTTTTAATTTTAATATAATTTTACTCTTTTTTCATTAATTATAACTAATTTACAATAACAATCATAGTATTTTTCATCTTCTCCAATTTTAATAGCTTGATTACTCAAGCTTTTTTTAAAATAATTGCAGCTATTTACATCAGCAAAATGCGTTTGTCCACTTGGCATTCCTGACAAATAGCACATAAGCAAGAAAGCAGGTTTCATAATATACTTGAGCTAACCCTTTGTTTGGATAGCTCTTGAACACTTGCAATAGCATGCAGTCTTGCTCCTGTTGCTGCTTGTACTTTTAATATTTCTCCACTTTTTAAAACCAAATCTTTTGTTAAAAGCTCTTTAGCGCTTAATGCTCCCACTTCTTCATTTTTAAAAACACTAAAAACATTAGTGTCCGCATCTGTTATTGTTACTGTTATGGTATCATTACTGCCTGAGTCATTAGATATTAATAAAGAATTAACAATAGATGCGTTAAAATCCGCACCACTTGGTGCAGTATACAAAACTGTATTGTTTGTATTTGTTAAATCTACCTTAGCATTTGTAAGATTTTGTAAATATTGTGGTATTCCTACTACTAACACTATCTTCTACCATCTTCTCTCAAGTTAACTCTTGGCGTTCCTAATTTATATTTTGTTCCTAAAGAAGTTGACTCAACCCTTAAAGCAAAGGAACGACCTCTTATTCTATAGTCTAGTTTATTTGTATACTGCTCTACTGGCGTTGTAGCGCTTCTTTGAGTTGTTGCTGAGCCACTCTGGTCATAATTACCTCCAGAGCCATCTTTGGCTTTAATTGTAAATGAAGCGCTAGGATTTATGCTTGTTGATCCTGCAAAATTAATATCAGGTAAAACTCTATTTATAAAAGTAAATTTATCTCCATCGCCTATATCCATAGGAGCAGACTCAACAAAAGATGTCATTGCTGATCCATCATCATCAAAGCCAACCTCATGGTTATATAACAAAGAAGAACCTGTTGCTATTGGTAAGTTCCTTATACCCCTGTCTAACCAAGCGTCTCTTGAAAGAGTGCCATAATACCATAGATTTTCTAAATAATTATACACAACATAAGCATCAACTGTTTGGCTTTCAGATGTTGGGTAAAACCATATTATTTCTCCAAACTCTGAATTTACACCAGAATGCACTTTATCTTTTTCTTCAAAATTAAAATCTAAAAAAACCTTATCTTTTACAGTGCATATTAGCTGTTGCGTTTGACCTGTGTAACTATAAAAATTATCTACACCCATCCAATAAACAGAGTCATCAACAGCTATAGCAGAAGCAGGACTCATAATAGTTATGTTTTTAGATAACTCCTGCAACCCAAATGTAAATGGAGGCCCTATAAATCGCATAGAATGCAGAGATCTATTAGTAAAAACTAATATTTGTTGTTTTGTTTCCACTGCCTGAACAAAAGAAGATCCGCCACCAAGCCTTAAATCCCCAGCGGTGTTTACAGATGTAGGGAACCAATCTATTGGATTTTCTTGACTACTAAATCTTATTAGTAGTGGATCTTGAACTCCATCACCTTGCGTTGCAGAGCTGTTTGCTCCTAACCCATCACAACCAAAAGCTATAACATGCCTATCTACATCAGACACGACTATTTGTTTTGCAACTTGAGGAACACTTGTTTTTGTTCCTGATCTTGTGCTTAACTCAATAGCTCTAGTAGAAAAACCATTAGTTCTATCCCAATAATAAATGCTGCTATTTCTAGGGTTTATAATAACATCTTCACCAAAATTATCATGCGACCACAATCTTATCTGTCTACCACTTGTAACAATAGAAGATGCCTCACCCCAGCCAATAAAATCATCAGTTGATGTAGCATTGCCTGATGCTAGTCGTACTGTTGTGTTGTCAGAATGTGTTGCCGCCGCAGTTCCACTCGCGCCTCTTGTAGATGGCCCTCCGCCAGTTCCAAGAGTATTAGAAGATATCGTACCAACTGTAATTAACTCTTCATCAACTAATATAAGGTCTCCTGCAGTTATTCCTGTAGAGCTGTCAACATCTATTGCCGTTTCACTTGCATCTAAAGCTTCGTTTAATTGTGTCGCTAAAGCTCCATTAGTTGTGCCTCCCCATAAACCAGCTCCCCAACCAGTTCCACCAACAGTTGTATCTAAACCAGTATTTATTTGATAAGCACCTACCACACTAGATCCTCCATTTCCAGAATCTGAGGCATTTGCAGCAACACTTGATGTAATTGTATAAGCACTAGAAGTTAGAATACTAACTATTTGATATTCTTGGTTTAATATTGTTGCTGTAATTGTTCCGCCTAAACTAACAGCACCAGAAAATGTAACAAAATCATTTTCGTTTGCACCATGATTTATATCTGTTACCGTAATTGTAGTAGACTCATCAGTTGCAGCAAAAGTTACATCTCCAGAACCAGTTGTAGATCTAATAGGAGTTATATCATTAAATGTTGTTCCTTCTTCAATATAATACTTTAAATGAGTTCCAATGCCCAAAAAATCAGAGCCATCTAAAGCGACCCAATTTAATAATCTTCTTGCCGAGCCTTGATATGTTGATGATGTAAGTTTTTCCCACCCTCCTATTTTTTCAGGAAAACCATTTTTAAATCTTATTTTATTACCATCTACAAAACCACCTTCGTTTCCATAAGGTGTGCTATCTGAATTTATTCCCGGTCTAAATTTTAATGTTTTAATAGGCATTAAAAACCACTCACTGATATTGTTCCTGTTAATTCTGATGTTGATATACTGCCACTTCCATCATTTACATCTTTTAAAGCATATGGTCTGCTACTTCCATCAGACCCTGATATAGTTCCAGTAATGTTAAAAGATCCATCTGTTGAATTTCTATTTGCAACAGCAGTTGATCCTGCTGATACTGTAACGCCATCATAAGGATCTGCTCCTGACAAAACACATGATATTGCTAAATTATTAGTAAAAGTAAGCCTTCTTCCTGTAACATCTCCAAATATATCAACATTTTTAATTTGATTAAATGCACCACGACCCCCTATTATAGCAACAACAGCATACCCATTACCTACATTTATAAAAATAAGTATATCAAATGTACCACTATTTCCTCTGTTTACGCCTTGAACGGCATTATTCCAACGCATAACTCTATATGTATCAGATCCAATCGTATATGTGTCATTTGATGATGGTGTAAGCGCAGATACACCATCAAATGTAGAAGGCCCACTAGGTCCTACTATAGCTCCGCTAATGGGCGTTCCATCTTCCAAAAAAGCATGAGTAAAAGACATTCCAAAAGTAGATTTATTTATATTTGTTAACGCAGTTCCTCCAAAATCAATTCCATATTGTGCACTATAATACTGTTCATTAACTAAATAACTTTGTGAACTTCCGCCGCTGCCATCAGGTTGGGTGACAGATGTATTTCCATCTCCAAATGAATTTCCACTACCAGCAGATCTATCAACATCAACTATTTGACCCTCATATGTATAAGCATCATCTTCTACTAACACTGTTGAGTTATCTGCAGCAGAAATAGTAGTTGTTCCTGTATTGCTTGTTGAGTCAACAGTTGTAGTAAATGTTTTTAATGTTGACTGAACATCTCCACTACCTTTTATCTCAACCGTGACATCAGAGTCATTAGTTATCGGAGATCCTGCATTATTAATTATATCATTGCCATTAGTATCAATAATTATTTTTTTGTGAGTTGCATTATTAGATATAGATAAATTTCCCGATATATCTCCAGTTAATTTAAAAAACTGAACAGGAAGTTTAATTTTATCTGCTCCCGCTTTATCGTTTAAACTGCCAGATGAACTAACTTCAGTAAAACCTAAATTTGATACGAATGGTATGCTCATTTAACACCTAAAACTTTACTGTTTCTGTAAAAGAAAAACTTGACCCATTAAATATACCTATTGCAAACTCAACACTAGCACCCAATGACAAACCCTGTGATGTAACGGCACTACTATTATTCCAATCTATTGTTAGACTATTTGTACTAGATGTTTTGTCTATGATTACATACTGACCAGCAATTAAGTTTGTTACTGCAACTCTTAATATTTGACTTCCACTTGCTACTGTTATTCTTTGATAAACTGATTGAGCGCCACTTGGAGTTAAAGTTGTTGTTCCAGAAATATTTAAGGCAGTAGGAACTTCTAATAAGTTTGAATTAAAATATGTTGAAAATGTGGCAGCAGTTGTCTGTCTCATTGTTCCACCATCATTAGTAACAATGCCATCACCTGCCGCAACAGCAGTCGTACCTGCTGTTGTTCCGCCATCCATAAGATTTAACTCAGCTGCTGTAGATGTTACTGAGGTTCCTCCAATTAATGGAGAAGCTAAATCTAAAGAGCTTGTAACATCTGTGACTTTAGCGCCTGATCCAGCTCCGTCTGCATAAACTATTTTAAATGAGTTATTAACAACAGTAACATTGCCACCTGATCCTTGAGTTAATACAACTGATTGACCAGATGAATTATAAACTAAATAAACTTTATCTTGGTCATTAGGAGATATAGTTACTGTATTAGTTCCACTGGGCGATCCTCCAAAAGCTAATACTTTATAACCTCCATCGGATAAACTGCCATCTGTTGTGGTTAATGTGTGAGATGTTCCAGATAAAGATATAGATCCAACGCCATTAATAGCCCTGTCTATAATATCAAAATTTAAATTAGTCGTTGTTCCCCAAGTTCCAGCTTGTTCGCCAGATGTTATTTTCTCTACGCCTGTATTAGCTGTATATGTACTTGCCATTGTTTACCTCATGCATTTATTTCTGTCCATGTTTCACTACCAGTTGGAGAAACGCTTGTCCAACTCTCAGATCCAGAAGGTGTAATTTCAGTATATGTTTCATTTTGTAAAGGCACAACTGGTTCATATAATAGTTCTCCAAGAGTTGTAATAGTTATATTTAAATCTTTTGTAGAAGATCCTAACAATACTTTAATACTATTTGCACTTTGTGTAAATGCAAAGGAGCTTAATTGAACACCTTCTTCAACAAAAAACCCAACAGATGTTTGTCCTAAATTAAAACTTAACTCTGCTGTGCCTAACTCAACAAGTCCTCCTAAAGAAGTTGCAGTAAATATTACACTTTGTTCTGATGTAGCAAAGTTTAACAATCCTTGATTTGCAAAAGAATGCTCGCTAAAACCAGAAGCCCCAAACATTATGCTAAATCTCCGTGAATTGTAATACAGGCTTGGTCTGCATCATCTGGACTATTTCCTGTTTGAACACACTGTATTCTTATAGAACCTGCAGCAGGTGCATTACCTGCACTTCCTGAAACCTGAACATCATTTCTGTCAGAAGTATAATCTCCGTGTGTGTGGGAGTATAAAGTGCTATTCATGTCGTTTGTAATATTTATAGTATAATCCCCTGTGCCATTATCTGTTGTGCTTCCAGTATTAAAACTATCGTTTGGTCCAATAGTTCCTGTGCCATCAAGATTAATCCATGCTTTAGCTAAACCTTGTTGTATAGACGTAGTAACTGCACCCGATTCGCTTGGCACAGTTATTTGCTCTGATGAATCTATTGTAAAAACTGTTGCATTTGAACTATCGCTAAATGCGTTAGGTAATTTTGCTAAATCTGCTGATCTACTCATGCTAAATCTCCGTGTACTACACATAACACTTGGTCAAAATCAAAAACAGAATCAACATCAGTTTTGTAACTTACAAACGCATATTGTGATGTGCTATTAGACCAACTTGTTGTGTTTCTATTTAATGCAACAAGTTCAGATGAGCCTCCTGCAGTTGTAGCAAAATCATCGTTAGTCATGTTTGAAGTTAAAGTAAATATTCCTTTGCCAGTTTCAGAGTCAGTTACAGAACTTACGTTGTAACTATCTCTTGCAGCAGGTGTTCCTGCATCACCATCTGAATTAACCCATGATTTTGCACTACCATTAAATAATACACTCGTAGCAATACTATTATTACTACTTGCATCTGTTAATGTGTCTACCCGCAATATACTAGCCATTATGCTAAATCCCCCGCTACCATTATACAATATAAATCTCGGTCTGCTGCTGCACCACCATCAGACATATTTGAACCCCTAGAACCAGTAGTTGACCTTCCAAAATTACAAACAAACATATTTTCATTATTAGCACCTAATGTGCCACTTTCCCCTGAAGCAGAATAGGTAGTATTAGCCATAGGATTTGTAAAAGTATCTATATACTCTCCTGTTCCATTGTCTGTAATACTGGCACTATTAAAAGAATCACGAGTAGCTATTGTTCCTGTTCCGTTTAAATTAATCCAAGCCTTTACCAATCCCTGTTGGAGATTGGTTGTCGTTGAGTTTCCCTCACCTGTAACTGCTACACTACCTGCTGTGGTTACACCTGTAATTGTATCTACTTTTAATTGACTTGCCATTATAAATCCTTACACAATCCTATATCCATAACAAAGAGTATATCCACCTGCAAATGCTTGAACAGTAGGATTTGACCCACTTGCATCTGATGCTCTATTATAAAATGTTATTTCATCTCCTACAGATAAATTGGCTATTGTTGAAACAGTTACACTTGTTGAAAGTTGGTCTGCTTCCGAATTGTCTGTTATATCTACATTTGCTATATGAGTTCCATTTTTATAAATAGCAGACCTAGCAGTTTTACCATCATCTCCTATTCCATCAAAATCTATGTGTGCTACATAGTAAAGCATATATATTCCTGCATAACCTGTTGGAACAGTAAATTTTGATGAAGCAAAAGCACTATGAGTGTCTAATTCATTTTGTGTTAGTCCAGTATTTTGAACATAAGTATTTGCTGTTATTGTATATTGAGCAGCACATTCTGCATAAAAAGCTAAAGATATAGAGCCACTTCCTGCCTTTGGTCTTATATTATCTACATTTAATTGACTTGTCATACGATACTCCAATAACCATTAACAGTAACAGTTGCCGATTGTGTTATAGGACCACCACTTACACCATTCTCATCACTATCTATAGTAATATCTGCACTTATTGTTTGTCCATTTAATCTAATTATACTGTTATTTCCCTTAAACGGATACCTTGTATCTGCCTCTGTTTTTGTATAGGAATTAACTACAGAAAATGTATCATAGACAACCATCTCAACAATATCATTTAAACTTGCACCTGTTGTTAAAACAACAGTTGTTCCAGTTGTGGCTGTGTAATCCGTTCCAGCTTTTAATAAAACACCATTTTGATAAACATCCATATACAAGCTATCAGAATAACTTAATGTTAATGAATTTGCATCACTGCCACTAAATGAAGTTTGACTAGCGGTGGCTTGGTATTGAAATCTACTTCTTACTCCAAATTGTTCTGATCTTCCTATATATGGCATTACGCTAAATCCCCATAAAACATTGCAGTTGTAGGGTCATAATCCAATACATCAGCAGCATTATAAACATCAACTGTTCTTAAATCACAATCTCCAGTTGTTCTAGCATCAGGAAGTTGAAAACAAACTATACCTTCATCATTACCTGCTGACTTTTGGTGAGCGGCTCCAGCCATGCCATAATCAGCATTTCCCATTGCGTTTGTAAAATTAAGTGTAAAATTACCTGCCGCTAAATCTGTTGAACTTCCTATGTTAAAAGAGTTATCTACAGTCATTGTTCCAGTTTGGTCAACATCTGCCCATGCTTTAATCAATCCTTGTTGGACAGATGTAGTTGCTGCACCACCTTCAGATTTAATTACTGCCTGTTCAGAGCTATCTACAGTTAAAAAGGTAGCATCACTAGAATTAGATATTCCAATAATACCTTCTTTACCGACTTGAGTTAAAGCCATTATTTACTCCTTATGCGTAAGGACTTGCGCCTAATACACTTGTATCCCAAGCTGCCTTTAACTTTGTTATTGTGTCTGCATCAGTAATAGCTTGAGCCGCAGGTGCGTTTCTTAATGCAGTCTTTGCATTTTTAGCAGTTGTTTGAGCAGAGCTATCTCCAGCCTCTAATGCTTTCATAAAAGCTACATCTTGTTCTTCAAGCAAATCTTTTCTTACTGCCCTTATTTTGTCTTTAAAAATAACTTTAGCTGCTGTCATGTCTTCTGTAATAGTCTTTCCAGACAAACTCCAAGCATTTCTAAAATGTCGGTCAGATGGAATTGTTGCTGTAGAAGCATCTATGCTATTGCCATCTTTATCCATTATCATTGTTGTTGCCATAGTTAATCTCCTTATGCTACTTCTTGGCTTTTGTTAACATTTTCATCAATTTTCCAAGCATTTCTCCAAACTCTTGTACTTGGAAGTTGATCCTTTCTACAGATAACCAATCTAGGTTTATTGGCTTTCTCGTAATCTCTCCATACTCTTTGTGGTATATCCTTCATAATTAAATATTCTATTGCCTGTTCTTCTGTCATCGCATCAATAGGTTTTGTGTTATGCAGTAAATAACCCCTTGTATGATTTTTAAAATCTGGTTTTGCTTCATCTTCTGCTAATGCCCAATATACCTCAACTGGAGGTAAAATGCCACCTTGCAATGCACAAGCCATCCAATTAGGATCGGGCACAGTTACCTTTGCACACTCATCTAAATTATCAGGGTCTTCCCACACCACACGATAATCAGATTGTTTTTTTTCTAACTTTTCTTTTGCCCAACACAATCTATCCCAAAGATGCGTTCCCTGAAACTCTGGTGTTTTTATTTTTGTCATGCTAAATCCCCCCATGTGAGCATTGTAATAATACCATTGTCTGTAGCTGAATTGTTTTCAACATGATATGATTTCATCCCAGTTGTGGTACGACCTGAAGCTAATATAGCATCTGCTGAATCTTGATATGAACTTTGTATTTCTGAACCTATTACGGGTGCATGATTTGCATTTCCCATATTGTTAGTGTTTGTAAATGTAAAATTTCCTGTTCCATTATCTGTAACAGAAGCATTATTAAATGAATCATCCATATTATTACTATTTAATGGGTCAAAACTTACCCAATGTTTAGCTACACCATTTAGTATATAACTCGTATCAATAGACTTCTCTGTATTCGTATTCTTTGAATCAGATGTTGTTAATGTATCAAATGCTATTGTTCCGTTTGCCATTATGCTAGGTCTCCGTGTGCTGCAGCTCCAAAATAATTACTGTCAACAGGATTATCTTGACGTTTTGATATAAGAACGAAACTTCCTGCAGCATGGCTGTTGTTCATTCCACCATAAAGTCCATAACCACTACTGGTAGAGTCAGTATTAGGGGAAGCTGTTGTTGAATAGTTAGCACTACTCATATCATTATTCATAGTAATTGTGTAATTTCCAGTACCATTATCTGTCGTACTTGTTAAGTTAAAAGAATCCCCTACTCCTGATGTACCAGTTCCTGATAAAGCTGTACCATCAAGTTTCACCCAACACTTTGCTAATCCTTGTTGTAAGTTCGTGGTGGTTGAACCACCCTCTCCTGTAATAACAATACTACCTGCTGAAGTTGTACCTGTTATGGTGTTTGTCTTTATGGTACTCATGCTAGGTCTCCATGAATAGTATCATTAATATGACTATGGTCTTGAGCTGCAGCACTTGACACATTAGGTGTAACA